CTTGCAGTTGGTGGTGGTCTTGATCCTATGGCTGCTATTGCTCAGAAGATGGCGGCATACGTAAACAACCAGAAACAGAAGGATTTATATTCTTGCTTAACTGGTGCTTTTGGTTCTATCAATGCAAATGATAGTAACTCAGCTTTATTTGGTTTAACTATTGATTCTGAATCAGGAGATACACCAACAGCTTTAAGCCCTCGCCACGTTGCAAGAGCAAAAGCTTTACTTGGCGACCAAGGTGAAAAGCTAACAGCCATGGCTGTTCATAGTAATGTTTATTACGACTTACTAGAAAGAAATGCAATTGATCGTATTTATGATGATGGTGGTAATGCTGACACTAACGCTGCCTCAGGTAGTACAGCAAGGGCATTTGACCAGCCTTCATTCGGTTCATTCATGGGTCTCCGAGTAATAGTAAGCGATGATATTCCAACCACAGGAAGCGGAAGTTCCACAGAGTACTCTACTTTCTTCTTTACACAAGGGGCTGTTGTTACTGGTGAGCAAGCACCAATTAGAACACAGACAGATAGAGACATTCTTGCTTTAGAAGAAGCAATGGCTGTGGATCTTCACTATATTTATCACCCTGTTGGTCTTAAGTACGCTGTATCAACAGTTAACCCTAATAGAACTGTTTTGGAAACTGTTGCATCATGGTCGAAAGTGTATGAGACAAAGAATATCGGTATTGTTAGAGCTACTAACGTATCTAATCAGGATTAATCATGAGTTCTTTATTTGACGTAACTGCTGGGTCACTTATCGGCCCAACAACAGGCGGCACTGTAACTCAGGCCACCAACAAATCTACAGGTGTAACTCTTAACACTGAGAGTGGACAGATCACAATGAACAATGCACAGCTAGATGCTGGCACAGAAGTATCTTTTACAGTTACAAATAGCAAAGTTGCAGCAACAGATGTTGTTGTAGCTGTTCATGGATCCGCTGGAACTGCTGGTTCATATCTAGTAAACGCTAACGCTATTGCTGCTGGTTCATTTGCGGTAACAGTTTCTAATGTATCTGCTGGCAACTTAAGTGAAGCTATTGTTATTAACTTCGTTGCTCTTAAGGGTGCATCAAGCTAATGGCAATGTACGCATTTAGGCGTATGAGAGAGCAAAATGAGGCTGCTGAAAAAGCAGCTTCACTAGCTCAAACTCTTGAAAAGCCAAAACCAAAACGCAAGCTAAAACAAGAAAAAATAAATGGCAATAACTCTTGATGCTACTGTTGGCGGTGCAAATGCCAATACTTATATCACCCTTGATGATGCAAACGCTATCATTGAAGGTTTTGTTCTAAGTGATGACAATGCCGCTTGGGATAATTCAACTACTGATAATAAAAACAGGGCATTGTTTACCGCAGCCCAGAGAATAGATAGAGAAAAGTTTTTAGGGGCAAGAGTAAGTGATACACAGGCTTTAGAATGGCCGAGATCAGGAGTAAGAAAGCCTGACACATACACAAATCTTTATGGCTTATCTTTTCCAAATAGATTAGTGGCTGACTATTACACTGATACTGAGATTCCAGAAAGAGTCAAAAAGGCTCAAGTGGTTTTGGCAGTTTATTTGAACAATAATAGAAATGGTTTAGAGCTTAGTGGGTTGGAAGATTTTGCGGCTGTAAGTGTTGGAGGTATAAACGTAACCCCTAGATTCTTTGGGGCTGTGGGCATAGATAGGATTCCGCCAATCGTTGACCACTATCTGATGGGCATTAGAATAGGCGGAAGAGCAAACTTATCTATCAAGAGGTCTTAAATGTACGGTTACGATTACCCAGCAGCAATAATCATTACTAACACTGCAACACATACTGGCAGATTTGGTAAGGTTCATGCTTTGAAAGATTCAGAGGCTACTTTTGTGGCTGAGAATATTACAGAAAATGGATCTGCAACTATTAATGGAATTGAAATGAAAGCCTCAACTGAGGTTTGCGGTGTCATTACAAGTATCACTCTTGCAAGTGGACAAGTTATCGCTTATAGATTATGAGTCTTGCTAATGCACTGAAAAAGGCGGCTAGTGCTTCATTAAAAAAGCTTGGCGGTGATGTGACTATAAGGCAAGTAACTGCTGGAAGTTATAACACAACAACAGGAGCTATCACTGAAAGTACATCTGATACAACTATAAAAGGTGTTGTAAGTAATGTCGCTCGCAATGAAGTTAATGATTTGATTGAGTCACAGGATAAAAGGCTTACTATATCTGCTGGCGATCTTACATTTGCACCTACTACAAAAGATAGAGTTGTTATTAGCAGCGTAGAATTTAAAATTATTCAAGTTATAACAAATGAACAAAATAATACTGCTGTAAGCTTTGATCTTATCTTGAGGTAAAGATGACAAGAAGAATCAGGTTAGATCAAATAGATGATGTGATGAAAGAATGTGTTGAAGATTTAGTTGCTGCAACAACTTTAGAGTGGACTAGAAGAGTAAAAAAGGCTACACCTGTAAGAGTTGTTTTTCAAGGTGAACCAAAAGGAGGTGGTCAACTTAGAAACGCATGGCAGACAGAAATAAAACCATTTGAAGGAACAATAATTAATAACCTTGCTTATTCAGAGCCAGTTTGCTTTGGTGTAAACCTTCCACCTTCATGGGGTGGTGTTTATAGAACAAGACAAAATACACAGGCTGGATTTCCTGAGTTAATAGGAAAAGAATTAGAACAATTTGTTGCTAAACAATATGCAAAACTTTTAAGAGGTAAATTTAAATAAATGGCTGCTACAGATTTAAACACAGTAAGATCCACTATTGAGGCAAGACTAGCCACAGAACTAGCCTCAAGCCCTGCAATCCCTGTTGTATTTAATAACATGGCATTTGATAGCACAACAGAAGATTCTTTTGTTCAATGCGTTACTAGCTTTGGGTCAGGTTCATATCAGACAATGGGTAATGCAAGCGGTACTAATAGTGTTGTTGGTTTAGTGTTACTTAATGTATTTACAGAAGAAGGTATCGGGGCAGGGGCTAACTTTACAATTTGCAAACGGCTTAGAGACTTATACAATAGGATCACAGTATCAAGTGTTATTTTTGATTCACCAATCGGGCCTGAGATACTAACATCAAGTCCAGAGGGCAAGTTTCAAACACAAATCAGAGTAACATTTGAAATATTTGAGGATCTTTAATCATGCCAAAACTTGAAATAACAGAAGAAATGCTGGACGCAATCGAAGCTGTAAAAG